TTTCCGGCCGACCGGCTTTGCGCCAGCGATCGTAGCAGCGTTTGCATAAACCTTTACAGGTCGCCGGCCGCTCGCACTGCGAGCACTTCTTCCACCGGCTCATGGAAATTTGGAAACCAGTTCGGAATGATTTTCAGCCTGCAATGCGGCCACAAATTCATCCGCCAACTTCAGTGCAAAGGGAGCTTCACGCTCCGTCTGGGCGAACAGCTGCATGGCAATCTCCAGCCGGATCTGGTAAACGCTCTTGCCGTAGGTATGCAGAATTTCCTGCTTGGTAATCATACCGGCTGGGCCTGGACCGAGATATAGCCATCGGTCACGTTGATCTGGTCGCCCGGCGCCGAGACTGCGGCTCGGACAATGTGACCTTCTTCGAGCAACCCCTGGTATGCCGAATTGCCTTCACCGGCAACAAAGATGCTTTGACCGCGCGGCATTAAGCCGCCGGCATCACCTTTATCGACCTGCACCATTAGGGTGCGCTCGACAAGTACGGTATGCTCACAAGACGCGTGGACATCGACATTGATCACGCAACGATGAGTCAGAGCCATGCCGTGATCGGCTGCGGTGAAGAGACTTGCGTTACCGAGAGTCCCGATCTGCTGAAGTTCGAGTGGGCGAATATCGCCGTCACCGGGATGACTTTGTTGCGGTGTGAAGTAGGCGTACCAGAGACCGGCCGCCGAAACTAAGACAGGATTTTGCTGAGTCATGATGTTGGAATTAGTGTATGAGTTTATCCCAGAAAGTTGGTCCGCTTTTTTTGACCCGTTGAATAGTCCGGGTCAGTTGCCGGTTCTTCTGAACCAAGGCTTGCTGTTGCGCTTTGATCTGCGCCTTGTCGCCACTGGTCACTACCTTGCTGGCAACTACGTTGGCAGTGCGGCCGCTGGTAGCCGCCGCCGCACTCGCGCGCGCGGCCGCCACTCCCGCACTGCCGGCGGCGCTCTGGGCGGCTCGCTCACTCTGTAAAGCCGCGGTTTCAGTCTCGCGTGTCGAGCGCAAGATCAGTTGATTAGTTGTATTAACCGTTTCGATGATTGAAGCAATCGAGTCCTGGTTGGTTTTGATGCTTGCCTGGTTATCGTGCACTTCCTTGACCAGTGCGGTTAAAGTATTCTGGGCAGTTCGCACATCGCTAGAGCGTTGCTGCTCCGCAGCTCTCGCTACTTCATACGCCTTATCGGCTTTAATGATTTCGCCCCTGGCAATTTCCAGTTCCGCATTCTGGGCCTTGAGCAATTCTTTCAAGGCCCGGTTGGTCCCGTCCATTTTGACCCACATAATCCCCAGCGAAATCGCGACGATTAAAAGATGCGCTCCCCAAAACAACAGATCATTGGCGCTTTCCGCACTGAACCGACGTTTGCGGCCAATGGTAGTTTCAGTTGCCGTTTCGCTTTTGCTCGAGCCGCTCGAGTCTCCGGTCAATTCGTTCGAAGATGACGCTGTTTCGCTCAACGACCTTGACACTGTCCTGGACCAGTCCTTTAAGGCTTGCGATATATTCTCGTCTCTCATCGTCATGCGCCTGCTGGAGTTTCGCCATGTCTTTGCGGGTATTCTGTACAAAAATGTAACAAATCCCCAGGACCAGTGCAAAGAGAGCAACATTCAGAACCTGAACCGGCCAGGAAGAAACTCGTTCGACGCCTTTAAGCGCATTATCAATTACCTCGCTGGATACGGCTAGAATCATTCATTGGGTTTAAATGCCATAAGAATGGTTACCAGCCGCTGTCGAACGTGAAATGACCTTGCAGTATTGCCGGAACAGTTTGAGCGGTTGCTACTTGAACCATAGACAGATCTTTATCACTACAGGCAACGCTGGAAACGCCAATGTGTGTTGATGCGCTGTTCCACAGCCAGATACTGTTAATTACTCCGTTGTTGGCATCATAGGCGGTCCCTGTCGGCTGTTTCGCCATTGGTCTCGGGAACCCATAACTGGTAAGGCCCCAGCTTGGGTTGGAGATCATGGTAAGGTTAAGGTTACCGCCTAAACCCGTTGATGAACCTGGAACCGTGCTATACTGAAAGGTCTTGTGGTAATAGCGAAGACATTCATGGAGGTTCTGGCTATATGGACAGTCGATGGGGGTGGTGCAGACGGGGCCGGGTTCGTGCTGGAGAAAAAACAATTGCAGATTAGTACCAATTGGTTGGCCACAGAAATTTGACTGCCCTACTGCTCCAAGCGTATTGGCATTTTGCCACGTATCATTGGCAGATGCTATATATGTGGAACCCGCCGCCAAACAAATTACTATAGTGTACCCTTGCGATCCTGGTGCGATAGAAAAGGTTCCGCTTGTGGGCCAGATCGGTAAATTAGGCAAAGTGATTAATTGAAACGTATTCGCGGCGCTTACCGTGCATAATTTGGCAAGTGATCTTGTCCCGGTAGGATCGGTTAAGGTCAGGCCAAAACTCAGGCCAGCCACGTTAGAACGTGCCAGAATGGAAAAACTGTGTACATCATTGGCTAACTCTCTGAATACTGGTCCTTCTGGATACTGGCGTATTGCACAATAATCTCCGGCGGCCAGACTAACCACTGCTTGATTGGTTATCATCAGATAATTGCGAGTAATCTGAAAGTTGGTACCCGGCACAACAATGGCGTTTGGAAATACGTTTGATCCAACCTGTAGATTAACATTGGCCGAACCATTCTTGATATAATGGTACCGATCCTCAATCCATATACCACTCCCTGGATTAACTAGATTTGCTCCGCAATTGCGCTGTGTCACCTCGAAATTACAATTTCCCACGCTGTTATAGGAACGGAGGCGCACACTGGTGATCTGGCTTTGCGGGACTAAAATCAGATTGTCACTGCCCAGAGTGGCGATATTGCCGGAATCGGTACTAACCGCATTGGGACCAGGCGGACCTTGTGGACCGGTCGGTCCAGGAACAGTTGAAGCAGCACCGGCCGGCCCAGTCGGCCCTTGTGGGCCTTGAGCGCCTTGCGGGCCTGCCGGTCCGGGAACAGTTGAATCGGCACCTTGCGGGCCTGCCGGGCCTTGCGCACCGGCGGAACCTTGCGGTCCCGGAGGCCCTTGTGCACCGGTTGCCCCAGCAGGCCCAGGCACGGTGGAATCTGCGCCGGCCGGCCCCGCAGGCCCCTGCGGCCCGGTATTACCAGTTGCCCCAGTTGGTCCAGCAGCGCCCGTATCGCCTTTATAGCCTTGCGGCCCTTGAGCGCCTTGCGGCCCAGCCGGTCCAGCAGGCCCGGGCACCGTCGAATCTGCTCCGGTCGGCCCGGGAGGCCCTTGGATACCAGCCGGCCCGGTCGGCCCAGCAGGGCCAGGCACTGTGGAAGTTGCGCCTTGCGGGCCTGCCGGCCCCTGCGGCCCAGCCGGCCCAATCGCACCTTGTGCGCCGGCAACGCCTTGCGGTCCCGGCGGTCCGGTTACGCCCTGAATCCCTTGCGGCCCAGCCGGACCAGTTGCACCAGCCGGGCCAGGCACAGTCGAATCGACTCCGGCCGGTCCTGTGGATCCCGCCGGTCCCTGGTTACCGGGCGGTCCAGCCTGACCAGCCGGTCCGGGTAATCCGGTTGCGCCCTGCAAGCCTGTCGGCCCAGGCGGACCCTGAGATCCGGTTAAACCTGTCGGACCAGTCGGCCCCGCCGATCCGGTCGCGCCGGCTGGCCCTATTGGCCCTTGCGGCCCGGTAGGACCGGCTACTGTTGATGCAGCACCGGCAGGCCCTTGCGGCCCCTGCGGACCAGTCGGCCCCGTTGCACCGGGACTGCCGGCAGGTCCAGCAGCACCTGTATCGCCTTTGGGGCCTTGCGGCCCAGCGGGGCCTTGAGATCCGGTTGTGCCGGCCGGACCGGTTGCGCCGGTTGTGCCGGTTGCTCCCGCTGCGCCAGGTGCGCCTGCCGGCCCGGTGTTGCCAATTAAACCTTGCGGTCCCTGCGGCCCGGCTGGGCCAGTATCGCCTTTAGGCCCTTGCGGCCCAGAAATACCTTGCGGGCCGGTTAAGCCTTGCGCTCCGGTATTACCGGTCGGTCCGGTATTACCAGTCGGACCTGTAGCGCCCTGCACACCTTGCGCACCCGTTGCGCCGGTCGGCCCGACAGGACCGGTTCCGCCAATTGGCCCCTGGGGCCCTATCGGCCCGGCCGGCCCCATGGCTCCTTGAATCTGACCGATATCACTCCAGACACCCGGCGCTTCCCAGACCCAACCGTGACCCGTATCTAAAGCAATCCACAAATCGCCGTACACGTTGCCACTCGTCGGCAGACTGGCTGACGTAGGAACAGTTCCCTTGATCAAGAGACCGGCGCCGGGATCGCCTTTGGGACCGGGAGGCCCGGCCGGACTATAAATATCAATATCAACCGGTTCGGAGATAACTGAGACCGCGCCGGTAGCCGGCGTGATTTTAATTAACGGCCCCGGACCCGGGTAAACGTTGATGGTGTTAGGCATTGCTTTAAGGCGCGCTCCGTTGGGTTACCGATTCGTTAATCGGTAACGTAGTCGTTAAAACCGTTGTTCTGCTGGCACTCGGATCCCATTGTTTAACGTCCAGGAAATAGTTTCCTGGAACAAAGGTCACGGCGCCCGCGGTCTGGCCGGGAATCTTGAAAGCGAAAAGCCCGGTCGAATTACCCGGCAAATCTTTCTGGAATAAGGCCGCTGAATCCGGAATTGGCAATTCGGTCTGCGGATCGGTTACGGAACTTTTAACCGTCATTCCAACCGTGTAACCCGTCATATCTTTTGGAGTCACATTATCCGGTCCATAGAATTGGATGTTGAGCGGAATATCATCGCCGCTCGGGAACGCTTGAGGAAAGATTGAGCCGCAGGTGTCCATATTTAGACTTACCTCGTTACTGGGTAACTGATCATCCAACTGTCGATGGCTGCCTTCTGGTTCACAGTTCCACTGGAACCTTTAGCGAACTGCCAGAACGGCGTACCGGTTGCCGTGGTCGGAATGCCTGTCGTAACCGTTGCCGCAACAGTGCCGTTAATTTTGAAAGTCAACGTAGTCCAACCCGCGTCCGAATCGATCTCCAGATCGTAAGCTGTATCGGCTGCGGCCGCGACAGACGTATTGGTATATGTCATCGTCCCGGCACCCACAGCTACACGCCATTGGCCGGAATTCTGATCCGGCGAGTACTCGAAATAAAAGCCATTATTTGGCGCATTGTAATACATGGTCCCGACCTGTTGCCCGAAGCCGATCCGGATCGCGTATCCGCCTCCGGTTGCCGGCAACGCGGACTCGATAAAGACCCTGGTTTTAAAGACGAGAGCCGCCCCAGAAATACCGTATACGATCGGATTCCAGGTTGCGGCATTGCCGCCCCAGGTCAGGCCGATCCCGGTATTAGAAGCATTGGTGCCGGTTGAAAGCTCGTAACTGCCTAAAACTTTCTTAGTCGTATCCTGACCATAAGTCGAGGTTGTACTTCCACTCGCACCGGAACTCACCGCAGCTGCATACCATGAGCCTGGCAGACCACCGGCATAAAAGAAATCATCGCTAAAAGAAACACCCGCGCTCGGATCGGATCCGCCGCCACCACCGCTTGATACCGTTACCCAGGCTGCATTTTTACGACCATAAGTGTTTCCATCGCTCGGCGCATCGCTAATACCGCCACTCGGTCCCGCAACACCTTGTGCGCCTTGCGGTCCAACCGGCCCGGAGGGTGAAACACCGCTATTGATTGGAACAACCGTTCCGGAAACAACATTCCCGGTTGCGGCTATTGATTGCAGAATCGCGTGCGTCGCATCATTGATGTTAACGACCTGATACGTGCCACCGCCATTAATAAACACGTACTGGTTCTGCACCATCCAATTTGTCGCCGCGACCGTAACCGTAACATTAGAACCGACCGCCGGCTGAATATATGTGACTCCGGTAGCGGTAAACGAGTTGCCACCCTGGCCAGCCAAACCGGCCGGTCCTACGCCTTGGGTACCACTGCCCGTCACCGTAGCGCCCGGAGTCGCATTGCCGGTATAGCCGAGATTGTTTACTACGGCATGATTAATATCGGTAATGCTTGCAATCGTATAATAACCGCCACCAGCTACATAAATAGCCTGGCCCGTACTCATCCAGGCGGTTGATGCCACGTTGATCGACACTGTCGCGCTAACCGCCGGCTGAGTGAAATCAGCGCTTAAAGTAGTGAACGAATCCCGGCCCGTACCGCCCGTTCCGGCAATCCCCTGCAAGCCGCCTGGCGAAACTTTCGCGCCGAAAGCAACGCTCGCACCTGCCGTCGCGTTCCCGGGATAACCCAGATTCATGAGACTCACCTGGGTAGGGTTGATGATGTTCGAAACGCTAAAATAACCGCCGCTAGCGATATAAATAATCTGGTTTAACCCCATCCATCCCGTATTACCGATCGTGACAGTTACGGTCGCATTAACCGCGGGTATGAGGAAAGCGAGCGCTACCGCATCGTAGGCATTGACACCGGCTACCGCGATTCCCTGCGGGCCGATGACCCCGGCCCCGGTTACCGTGCCGCCACTCGGGATCGAGCTGGCCGGTGCCTGGTTGCTCGAACCGCCGGAATTAGTGACCACAGCGTGAGTGGCGTCCGTGATCGAGCTGACATTGAAGTAACCAGCTCCGGAGATGAAAATATTAAACCCGCCTGTACCCATCCAGGCGGTAGAAGCTACGTTAATCGATACCGTAGCCCCAACTGCCGGCATCGTAAACCCACTGGTTAAGGTAGTGTAAGCACTTGCTCCGGATGCGCCACCGCCAGCCGCCGCCTGCGCCGGCAACACTACCGCGCCACTCGTAATCGTTACGCCAGACGCAGCATTAAACGGATCGCCGTTATTGGTTAAAACCGCAGTGGTAGAATTAGTGATCGACTGGACGATATAATAACCCGCAATTGGTATCCTGACGTATGAACCCGCCTTGAGATTAGCAGTCGAATTGAGCGTCACCGATACCGTATCGTTAGCCGCAGGCGTAGTGAAATCGGCGCTTGTCGAGGCCAGAATCGCTGAACCGGCCAGTTTGCCGGCACTGACCGAAACAGTCTGATTATCTACCGGGATCTGTGCACCGTAGATCAATGAACTGGCATCCAAACCCGCATATCCGCTTGCTGCATTCTTGTGCACCAGTAACTCAATCGCGGATGCATCCGGGTAACCGGTCGATACCCCGGGGGGCGTTACGCCGGTTTCAAGCAGGATAGTCGGGAATACCAGACAACTGATATTGAGCGAATGAATGATCTCATTATCGCTGGTTTGATACCGGACCTCGGAAGTGCAGGGCAACTGACTCTGGCCGGCAATAGCACTAGCCATCTGGGAAGTATTATAATTGACCTGGCACAGGTAATAGATGTTGCCATCCGAGTCGATTAAATGGGTAACAGCCGTCTGATAAGCCAACAAAGTATCAGTAGTATCCCCGGTCTTGATCATGCCATATTTGAACGCCAAACCGGCTCCTAAATCCTGCACAATGCCGCTGCGAACGAAGTAAACCAGCCAATCGATCGTATCCTGGCTTTTAAAGTCATAAACATTAGCCGGCGCCCGAATAGCGAAATCCTGAATCGCTTCATGCAGGTCGAGATCAATTACGAGTTTCATTGTGTTACCATTTAGAAATTGGACATTTGCGATCCCGCCACCAGAGCTTGGCTTTTAGACGGCATTGGCAGTTTCGGCACATAAACGCGAGTGAATCGAATTGCGGACAAGCCTGGCAAATCGCCAGCCGCCGGTCATACTCACTAACTGGAACAAGTGCATTCAAATTTTTACGGCTGAATATAAGCAAACGGATTATTGGCCTCCGCCAGGGCCGCATTATTGGCCGCGGTCATAGCGCTGGTATCCAGTGCTGTATATGGATTATTAAAGGTCAGCGGAGCGCTTGTCACGTCAGGTAAAGGTGGATAAACCCAGTCTTGGCTCGCAGGATCGTATATTTGAGGCGCCCCAAATAAAAATGACATTTTATAGACTACCCGATTGCCCGTAATTTGATAGGGAACCCCAAGACTGTAATTGGGGTCGCTAGGGTCAAGAGGCAGAACCGGACTTGGAGCCGTCAAGGCAATCACGTTAGCCGGCAAATAAGGACTGTCTCCACTATAGATTTTTGCTTCCCCAATCAGTGCCACGTTTTCCCTGGTAATCCCTGAACTTATAGTGAGCACGGTAGTAATCTGATATTCAAGTATCTGCACCCCAACTCCATGCCCACTAGGCGGCGGGAAAATAGGCGGTGGTTGAACACCGGGCCCAGACGGGCCCGCGCATGGATCGCACGGACTACCGGAACAATATGTAGGCAATAAAAGCATTTATGGTTTGGTTAGAATATTTTTCGGTGTTGCTGCACAAGTAGTAGAATCCATAAGCCCAACCTGTAACCAATTGGCTGCCGTAGAAGATTGTGGATCAGCAGATACCAGAACGCTAAGAGTAATCGGGTTCATATCCTGATCAAAAGCAATGATCGTTGCCGTTTGCGCAGTACCGCCCCCGCCAGTTGCCTGATTTGAACCCGTTGGCTGTTTACCATCAGCGGATGCAACCTCGATTATTTTGCCACGGTTGGTTTGCGTGACACGAATCCCAGCGCCTTCAATCGGTTCATTGCCGTTAACACCTCGGATTATGTAATTGATAATCCTTTCTAAACCCAGCCAGCCAACCTTGCGCTCTTGAAGTTGCATCTAAAATGTCGGTGCGTAGATTTCAGTGCAATTGTACCATTTGCCTCTTTGCTCGATTTCAAATCCCATCAGACGCGCATACAAAGGGGGCACGCCAGAAGTACTACCGGACTGTAACGTAGCAATTGCCGCCGAGCACATGTCATAACTCATGCCCTGACCGACCACCGAGACAGCACCTTTCGTAGTCGAAATCACCGTCCAGTTGACTCTCGACAAACCCAGACTGGAATAGTTTGGCCCGCTCGGGTGCGGATAACTCTGGTACCGGACCGAGCACTGGTTACCGATATAACGCACTGCGATCGATTGCGTACCGTATGAATAACCGGCCGCGTTCCCGGAAACGACAGGCCCCGATGGTGTATTGGAAGTCAGGTAACTGGCCGGGTATTGCTGAGTAATCACGTACTGGATAAAATCTCTGGATCCCTGAACGGATGATTCGGTTGTAACCGGCTCTGAAATATAGGTCGATTGGCCCTTGGTAAATAATTTACCTTCGTAGGTAACCTGCAGCCGGGTCAAACCGCCCTCGAAACTCTGTTCCTGTGCGCTAAGGACGAACATCAGCGGATATTCCGGGTGCGGCGATTTAACCGGGAAATTTTCCAATGAATAAGCCGGCCCGATATAAAGCACTTCCAACCGATCCAAATCAGCCCATTGATAAGCCCGTTGGCGGCCGAGCGTCTCGGTGCAAACACGGTTTATCGGTCCTGTAATCGTGACTGACATAGAACTATTCCGAGCTGAAAACCTTTTGCAGAAACTCGTTGTTGGCCTGCTGCAATTGGTTGGCTTTATCCAAAGCTTTAGTGATATCGCCCGTATCAAGAGCCTTGATCATTTCCTTGGTCTTGGCTTCATTGCCGGTTAAACCGCCCAGCGTGAAAAGTTTAGCTAAACCGGTATACATTACGTCTTCGGCTCCACTCATGGCGGTTTGGGCTTTGGCTTCTCCGCCGCCAGGCTTGAAATAAGAAGTTAAAAAACCGACAGCATTTCCTATCGCGGTACCGAACTCTTTCAAATTATCCTGAATCGCGGGCAAGTTCTCGTTTAGATCAGTAGTCAGAGCTTTGATGGCCGGCGCCAATCCTTCGCCCAAGCTTTCTTTTAAGTTATCTATCACAATGCCCAACCGGCCTTCTGTCCCTTCGAGAGTGCCCCGGGTTTCGGTCACCATCCCCCGCGGCGCCATCTCGTGCAGCATTTGTTCAAGGTTGGCGGTATTGAGTAAACCCTTTTTAACGTAGTCAGCCGCACTCATTTCACGCAGTTCTTTAGCTTGCGCTTTGGCATTGGCCATATTGGCGTACACGCCGCGCGCCGGATCCCAAGGGCCAACCTGTTGTTCTACCAGGCTAGCCTGCGCCCGTTTCTGTTTCTCGATTTCCAGTGACAGGCCGGGTAAAGCCTTAAGAAGTTTCGCGGCACCTTCACCGGCATCCAGACCACCCGCTTTAGCTCGCCGAAAGGCCTCAGCCAGCGAATCAACCGAATCCCCGCTTTTAAGTGCCATTGCTTGCAAATCCTGCATGATCGATTTGGATTTTTCCAAGCCCACACCGGATTCGCTTAAAGAAACAAAAGCATCATGCAATTTATCGACTTCTTGCGGACCGGTTGCTATTTGTTCAATCCATTCATGCACTTGTCTGGCAACACTAGGATCTTTCAGATTATATTTAAGCCGCAAGATCTGCGTTTCCATTTTACCAAACGCTCCGAGACTCTCTTTAACCGTGTCAACCACAGCAACCCCGAACGCTGTAGCCGCCGCGGCGCCACCGGCTAACCCAGCCATTTTAAAGGCGCCACCGCCCGCGCCTTCTTTAAAAACGTCTTTGCCGACATCGGCAGTTTGGGCGGCAAATTCCTTGGCTTTGCGCGTAGCTTGCCCTAAAGCGCGTTCAAACGGCGCAATATTAGCTGTTACCTCGGCTTCCAGCCTAGCCATTTAAGATCTCCTCGATTTCTTTGGCTTGCATCTGTTCAATAACCGCCGGGTTAAACGTCAATTCGTATCCTCGATCGGCCGCCAGCATCGCGCCCCACTGCAACACATGGGCCAATGGCATTTTATTAATTACGTAAAAAGCGCTGTGTCGGCTGGCAACGATGGCTGGATAAGCGATTCGGATTTGCCAGGCGGGGCAGAATTTTTTTTTACCCGCTTTTCGGACCCATTATCGACCGTCGAATAAAACGAGTGCCAGACGCCTGAGATAATCTCGTCAAGCAACGCCAAACCTTCCAGATAAAGCTTGCTCCCGTAGATCAGACCAATTTTATCGGCCCACCCGAAAGCTTTAGTAATTGCTTGCTGCTCAGCTTGCGCCGACAGGATACAGTTAAGCTTGATTACTTCGGTTTCGGCTAGTGAACAGAGCCACAACACAAGGATCACATCCCGGAGCGCATTGGAATAGGCACCCGTTGTCATGAGTTCCCGAACATCCGGCCCGATTGCCAAAATCACTTTGCACCCCAGATTCATCGCCGCCGAATGCCGGGCAATTGTCCACGGAGCGCGCAGAGCGCCGGCAAACTCTGTACCATCTACTTGCGCCTGATCAAAAGCGTTCTGAATATCGAGAACAGGATCCTCATTCATGGCGCATCACTCTTTAAGTTGGGTGACTTTAAAATTCTCGATGGCCTGGACTTTGCCGGCTGAATCGAAAACCGGTGTGCCGCCTGTGATCACATATTTGGAGATATCGTCCCGGAGACTTTTGGCAATGACCTGGTAATTATCCAGAAACCGCCGGCCATAGACAATCAAGGCCTCCAGAATAAGCTTCTCGAGCTGGGCAATAAAGGAGTCCAGTTCCCGGCTTTGGCCCTTAGCGCCTTCCAGGAAATCGTCCAGAGCAGTTTCGGCAACGCCGGCCTCATAAATAGCCAGGTACCTGCGAGCCTCGTTATTCTCGGAACTCTCGAAAAGGAAATGCGCAACGCCACCGCTGGAACGCGGATGCTGTTTATCGTACGTAATAAAAACGCCCGGTTTAGCCAGGCGCAACCCAAGTGTGCAAAGAACGCAAGCCGCTTTGGTATTGGTAATCGAATCCACGAGTATTCGCGCAGGATTCATGTTTTTGAATGGAGTGAATAAGGTGAATGGATTTGAATAATTTTACCTAAGATTCCGAAAAACGTTTAGCTAGCTTTTCGTCCAGGTGTTTCAACATCGAAGTCGTTTTATTATTAATCGCGCTCTGGAGAGGTTCGCGCCCGTAAATCTCGATTGCCGAAGCGGTATTGACCATTTTAGCAATCATCTGTTCCGGAGTCGCTTTCTCGCCGTAACCTTCCCTGGCACTGGACTGCTCGAACCCAGGCTGCACACTCTTGGAACCGAACCCGCGCCCGCCAACCGCCAGAAGCGCTTTCTGCCAGCCGGCGTAGGCAGTAAATCCGGCGCCTGATTTGCGGCGCTTGATAAATTTCTGCGCTTCCCGGCTCATTTCGCCCTGGCTTAAGCCACGCTTGCCTTGAGCACTTAGCTTTGCCGCAATAATCAGGTAAACAAGCCTGGCAGGCTTATAAGCAATGACTTTCGGATTCTTAAGGGTTTTACCGGCTTTGGAATGAGTCCGGGTAATAACTCCGGTTGTCAATTGCCGTTCGATCTTGGACGGATCGGCTTTGTAAGTGTTTTTAGCAGCCTGAATAATAATATCCCGAGCCGTATCATTAATAACGGTCGGAAAATCCCGACTGGTATGCACCAGGATCTTCTTCAAAGCCGCTTCAAACTCTGCAGTTTTAACTTTCACAAGTTCGTTTGCGTTGCCGTGGACGGGATATCCGGGTAATGCGACACCTTGTAGGTGAGCTTGGAAAGCGTCATCGTCTCATCGTCTCGCTGGATATCCTCCAGAATAAAGGCGCCCGGAGTCAATGTGCCCATACCGATCGTGTTTGCTGAGGCCACAGTGGTCAGAGCACCGATCATTTCGGACGTAATACCGGTAACCCCGTTAATATAGCCTTCTATGGTGTATTCCTGTTTCAGACTGTGATCGACCCGGCCGATTATGTGGCCTAAACGATCCTTGACTTCGACTTTCTCGGCACTTGCTTTGACCGAGACCTTCTGGACATTTATACCAGCTTCCGCACTAGGTACGCCCAGATTGTACCCGGCCAGATTAGTTAAAGTAATTGAACCCGTAGCCATAAGAATTTTATTGCATTTGCGCGAAAACCTGCAGTTCCCGGACGTTTTTGCGCCGGTCGCCCACGTCCTGTTGAGTTCGCGGTATCGATTCCCAGCCTAAAAAAGCAAACGGAGCAGTTGCCAACCCGGAGAGATCACTGGGTTGGGATGAAAGCAAAGCATCAATTTGGCCCATGACATTTTGGACCGAACTAACCGGATCCTGGCCGCTGATAGACTGGTACTCGATTGTCGTTAAGAGCTCGTAAACCGGTACCCGGCCCTGGAACCGCTCGATATGAGAGTACACGGCGCACCAGGCCGTTTGTAACGGCGGTTCGTTATCCTGCATTCCTGCTAAGACAATGAGGCCGCTAATCCGCTTTAAGAGCGAGACAATGGCCTGGTCAACTGCATTTTCGATCATTGCCATTTATGCCAATTGTTGAATCAGATCGATTTGCCAGAATGTGTCGGCGTCGTTTAAGGAAAAAATCCGCAGAGAGAGCCCGCGGAAAGTCGCCAGAGTGTTTGAGATCGGCGTATTCGGCAAATCTTCTTTTAAGACCGAGACTGTAATAGTGATTTGCTGAGTTGCCCCGCCCTGTTCCCATACTCGATTGCCCGTGATAAGGTCTGCGGCCAAACACGGGTAATCGGTGCCGGCAATCGTGATGGTTTCGCCATTAACGGCTTGCAACAAACGTTGGGCATCGATAAATGCCGCCGTTGTTTGCGCATTAAGCATTCAGTTATTTCAAGCTGCAACCGGTTCCGCGCGCCAGATATCGATAAAATAGGCATCGAATCCGCGACAAACTTTAAGCAAAGAATAGCCCCCTTTTTCCGCAGCCTTTTTTAACGTCGATTTTGCTTCATCGGCATCATAACCCAGATAAAGAACTTTCGGAGCGCCCTTTGCCATTGGGAACGCCAGGACAATACTTAATTTGGTGCTCGCGTTCATTAGGTCAAAGTGATTAGCGCGCCGTGACCGGCAACGCCCATTGCTACACCAAAGATCCAGGTCAAGATCAGGTTTAGTTTGCCCATCTTGACATCGTAATGATACCGGTACTGTATCGTCAGCCCCGTTTCCTCGTCCGAGACATTCTTGATTATCGCGTTAATCGGCAGATCACTGACAAAAGCCGCCGGATCGCTCGGCACCCGAGCGGCCATGACCAGAGCGTTTTTATTGCCGAAAAAGCCGAGTGTGTTCGGCGCATCGGTTGTCAGGTCCGGATACTCAAAGATTTTCTCGAATCCCCCGATTCCGGTCAGAATGCCGGCTTCCTGGTCAATCGCGTTATCTTCCACGTTGACGTAGAAGCGCGAAACAATCGTCGGATCTTGCAAGAGATATTGCATCCCTGCTGAATCGACAATGCCAAAGCGCGGCACCGCAGAGCCAGCCTGCTGCAATTGCGCCCGGACCGCCGTTAAAGTGTCCCGGGTAAGGTTGGCCGCAGTCGAAACAGTGTGCGTCGGGAAATTAGCGACAATGGCCAAAGCCATCAATTTGTCAAAAGCGTCTTTACCCAGTGAGTAAGCCGCCGCCTCGACTTGTTCCTGAACCAAATTGCGCGGAGTACTGGAAAGCTGGTCATCGGTAAAGGAAACGGCCACATAACGGAAATTGTTGATGTTAATCGACACATCGGTTGTCGTAGCCGCCGTTTCCACGTAACCGGCCGCGGCAGTATAGCTTTGCACCGCCGGCGGCGTCACCACACGGGAAATAATATGCGTGTTAAGCCGCACCGGTTCATCACTGAAATCAGTGGCGACGGCGGTTAACATTGGGAACCGTTTTTTTAAGAATTGTAAAACATCGAGAGCGAGAACGTCGGGACTCAGTGTCCCTAAAACATTAGTTGCCATAATTGGTAAAGTTTAAAGTTAGAAGAATGAATGAAATAGGGAACGGCTTATTTCTTATGTTTGCCGTTAGCCCGGAAAATCTTGTTATACTCGCGATACAGCCGGTTCAACTCGATCTGGTCAGTCGTCTTAGCCATCATCGCCAGGTACTCTTTTTCGTCCCCGGCCTGCATCCGGTTGATTTCAGCCTGGTCAACGGCGATCGGAACGCCGCCAGAAGCGGCTACCAGCTCGCGAGCGTGTAATTTAGCGCTTTTTTGCTGTTTCCGGGCGGTTTCCAGCTCGGTTGCGAGCTCGGAAACCTGATTGCTCAGAGCCTTGTTTTCGATCTGAAAACCGGCAATTTCACTATCTTTCTGGACGATCAGCCCCCGGAAACCGTCATTTTCGGTCTGGGCCTCGGCCCGGAAAGCGTTTGCTTCGGCCAGTTGACTCTCCAATAGAGCGATTTTGGCAGTCTTCTGCTCGTAATCGACCAGTTTAGCGGTTAGTTCGTCATAGGCACCGCGGGCCTCGGATAAAGTTTTAAATTGGTTCATTTCTTTTTTTAAGGAATTTGGTTTAACAGCCATTGATAGGTTTGATCATAAGAGCCGATCTGGTCGGCCAGGTTCAGATCGATAGCTTCGCTTCCGAAATAGGCGCCGGCCTGCAATTTAGCGTGATCCAATTCGCGATAGTTAGCCACGTGATCCCGAAAAACCGAGCTCATCGCGTTGACCTGAGTCTGAAAATGCGCGCGTTCAGCGTCGGTAAGACTGGGACCGCCGCCGGCGCCTTTAAAGGTTTCACCGGCCCCGATAATCGGGTTCCAGGCCAAGCCGAAAGCGTCCCAGAGCTTGGTTTCATCGATCCATGGTAAAATGGTGCCGATAGAACCGCTCCAGGCGCTCGGACTGATAAATTTGCGATCCATCGAGCTGGAAATGAAGTAAGCCGCACTGGCATCCAGGCCGGCTGAATAGGAAGCCTTTGGAACAGGCAAAGCCGCAATCTGTTGCGCGGTCTCCAGTGCGCCTTGGGCCTCGCCTCCGGGCGAATTCATCTCGAACAGGACCGCTTTAGCGCCTTCTTCCAGGCATTGGTCGCACTCAGCCTGGATATCCCCGTAATCAGTGAAGCCGAGAAGCTTTTCAATTCGGGCCAGGTTATTGCCCAACACACCGGAAACCGTAATAACCGCGATCCCGTTGGAATCGATCTGGACCGGAGGCCGCTGATTGACAAAAAAAGATAAAAAGTTTTCCAGTTCGCCCTCTTCCTGGCGCAGATCCAATTGGGCAAAAGCCGCCTTCACACTTGCGAAATAATCCGGGCCAATGTACCAGGCGCAATGGTGCAGCTTATAATGAAGGCTTACTAAAGGGATCATGTTTGGCTGTCCAAATAAAAGTAATTGGATCCGTATCGACGGAACGAAGCCAGAAAACGCCGCCGGCACCTCCAGTACTGATTCGCAGGGCACCTGTGCCCCGAGTAACATGGAAATAGACGCCGCCCGGGTCCGGGTTATCGGCTAGATCAAATTCGCCTTCTTCGAAAATCAACTCCTCGCAATCCGGCGATATCACCGGAACCCACTGGTTCGGCACGGGAACGACCTGTAAAATTCCAGCAGCCATAAAGCTTCAGGTCCCGGCCGGGTTGCGACTGGTCGGATGCCCCTTGGGAGCAAATTCCAGGTTAGTCAGATAGCCGCCTTGAGATGCGGTCCCGCCGCTAACAGGCGAGGCAACCGCGGTCTTGCAGGCCGACATTGAAGGCCCGGTATAAACAACGGTCGGAATGCCGCTGGTGATCTGTGCTTTGGTCCAGGTTAAACCGACATATAATCTTGGCATAAAAAATGTCCTTTCTGTTGTGTCTTAACTTTGAGCGCCTAGCAAATTTTCTTCCCGGTCGCTTTCAGCCTTTTCAATCTCCTCCTCGCCGGCCTCCTCTGCCGCGGACTGGGCGCCGGAATCTTCATCGGTCGTTCCCTCGGCCTCGAGCTCGGCTGGTTCATCCGCCAGCGTTTCGGTATCACCAGCCGGCTCAGGCTGCGCTTGGCCGTTTTCGAGTTGATCGCCTTCAACCGTACTGGCAGCCGCAGTTGCATTAGGAGTAAACTGAAACATGTAGCTGTCGGGCAAAATTATCTGTTCACCGGTTTTCTTGAAATAGATCTGTTCCGCAGTGCGTTTAGCTTCCAGCATCGCTACCAGGTCCATCGCTTTGCGAAAGGCCTGCGTCTCGGTATCAGTGCCCAGTTCGGCGTGAATATCGGTCCAGGTCCGGATCCCGGCTTTCAAGTCTTCCCGGTCCTGTTGCGCGTCGCGGCCCGCATCAATAGACGGTTTGCGCGGGAGACTGAATTCCCAGTCCATCCAATCCTCATTTTCCGGGAGAATCCCCAGCTCAATAGCTCGCGATAAGGCAAAGAGTACTCGCTGTTTAACGGCCGGGTATAGCTTGATCTGCCGTTCGCGCACCAGGTTGTTAGCCCGGACCCAGAGCGAGCGGGTTGCGCCCGAGTTCTGAGTGTTCGGCTGCATAATCAAGTCATATGGAAAAATGAAATTTATACAGTTGCGGCCCAATCTATCTAAAAAATTAGTTACCCCACTGCTCGGCCGCTCGAACTGGAACGCTTTAACGTCCGAGCCGCTCCCGGCTTTGAAATATTTATACTCGCCTTGGTCACTATACTTATAAGCCTGCAGTGGAGTCGGATCAGTCTGGTAACCGGGTTCCTGCGGCGGTGCCGGGTTTTCAATCGGCATCCCGACCCGGTTAGCCCGCATTTGCACGAAAGTGATTGGATCGTTAACGTCAATGCCGCCTAAAGGATTGGATTCCAGGACCGCAATAGCACTGGCAATTTCAAGAGCTCGTTTCTCATTGCTCTGCACCGCCATTGAGTCGCGGATATCGAGTATCCCGTGCGCAATATTGGAAATAGGCCGGGTTTGATCGACAAATTCCCATTGGCCAAGGTGTAAGAGCTCTTCAGCCGGAATAATCCGGTCGCTTTCACTATCCTGGCCGCGCACCGAATAGGCAACTGCAGTCCCGGCCTCGTTCTGGATGACGCCATAGGTACATTTGAACCCGGCATACGGCCCGCTTCTCAGTTTGCCCTCGCTATCGATCGAGTTTGTTCCACGCGGAACATCGATCCGGTAGGGTGGAATGTGCTGGTAACGCGGGAACCCATCGGCGTCGATCACCTTGTAAATAAAGATTTCGCCAAACACATCCAGATACCGGCTTTCGATCATCAAGCTTTCCCAGAAATTCCAGTTCGGACCGGCCAGGTTCCCGGTCTGGTACCAGATATCGGTGAGCCATTTAGAAGCCGCTTTACCCCAGTCGGTGTCTTCGCCCTGGAACCGCGGCAACCAGGCGTGCCCGACCGAATAGCGCGCCCGTTCATAGACTGCGGTGCGAAGGGGGCCGAAATTGACAAAGACTTTACGCGAATCGCTCCGGAGCTTGGTAATACTCCAGGAGTCAATATGCCGGTCCGCAGCCGGATCCAGAAGCGGGTAATAAGTCCGTTTACCCTGTTCCCACTCACTCGCGCTATAAAGCCGCCATTCGGTTCGCATAACGTCAAAAATGGATACCGGCCAAAGGCAGAAGTTGCAGGACCAGCCAGATCACGAACAACACGATCACGACCAGACGCACAATCTGGCGGAAAGGCGCGAAAGTCGGAATCGTTTCCAATATCCAGAGCAAGAGCACCACAATGACCGCGACGATCAGAATATGCACAATCGCAGTGATCATATCGCTACCAGAAAACGGGTTGGGCGGTGCGAATAACGTATGGTTGCCCCTGGATCTGGGCGATTGCCCGGCAATGTGCGCCGAATTCTTCCTGCAAGGTAACCGGCCGGGAATAGCCGATATGTTGCCCGGGCGCAGCAACACTGAGCAGTTGCGCGCCGCCGTGAATCCCGATCAGGTTGCGCAGATCACAAACCCGCTTCTGCAAATCGGCGAAATTTGCCGCCGACAATTTTCCCCAGAACACCAGATCTGAAACGTATTGTTCATCGACCGCCATTTACCAAATAGTGCGCATGGTAAACTCCGTACGCTTTTGCCGGCGGCCGTGCGAATTGTTCAGGAGGGAACGCGTGTTTTAAAGGAAAAACAACAAGTGAAAATTCTCTTCAGTCCAGTAGTTTCCCTCCTTTCTTTGGTTCAAGGGTTTGGCTGACTTAAGCAGTTTTCCACAGAAAAATTAAAAGCGCGATGATCACGATAAAGATCCAGCCTGGACAGGTCATGAGATCCCCTTAGCGTTCGGATCCTTCGAGCATCCATCTCGCTCGCAATGTCGCCTCGATAAACTCCGAGCGGTTCACCCCGCAAGCCAGAGCCGATCTGTCGGTCTGATTTAAAACCTGCGGGTCAAGTGTCACCATCACCTTGACTTTACCCAGTGCCGGACGCCCGCGCCGAGCCCGATCTTTAACCAACTTGTCCATTTAAATTTCGTCTATCCGAAAATCAGGATTGATTTTGTATAGCTTTAATTGCAAAACTTTACAATGCAAACCATCCAACAAGCAAATATGGATCCCCTTTTTGAAGATTTACTCAGATTACTGAGCGAAGAAGAAATTATCCGGATCGGGTACCGGGCGGAAAAGAAGGGTAATCGAGCTCTGGTTCAGATATTGATCACCAAGATTGCCGAACTGGAAGCCCGGAATGCAGATTAAAAATAATGTCCTCTGTGTAGACGCTAAAACCAAATATTATCTGACCAGGGTAGAGAACCACTGGTGGCAAATCCAGAAGTTCACTGACGGTAAAGCGACAGCTGATATTCGCTTTTACATTTCAAAAACTAATTGCATCCGATACGGAGTACCGCCGGCCGAAACGCCAAAAAACTAAGAAAACACCCCTGCCGGTTCAGGCCTAGTAACCGCTCCCAGGATTCCAGCCATCAAGGCCGCAGCAACCTGATACACTTCGCAATCCCAACTGTGATTGCCTTTGACCCCCTGTTGCCAGGCCATTTGTACGGCGCCGGTCCGGGCATTGCGCACCTCTTCCCGTGCTTCCCTAGTTAATTGGTGCAGATAGATCCCCCCAATATCCCCTGGAACCTCCCAGGATCGCCCCTGACCGCTCCGAAGATGTGCGGTAATGTCTTTAAGGCGGTTAGCCGCCAAGTTGACCAGGCGAACCGCCGGGAGGCCTTTACCGAGCGCGTAAAATTCGAATTGACTGAACAGTTTGCGCTCTTCACGCACCACTTTGCCTAACTGGTTACGGACCTTGTGAATAAAGGAATCGGCATTAGGAAGCCCGTGAATCGCTATCCAGCCGTTTTCACAACATTCCCGCAGGACCGCCTGCTTTTCGTAGCCGGCATCACAGAAAGTCAAAGCCGGATCAACCTGGTAAAGACCCAATCGTTCCCGCAACCTCTCGTAGGTGCCGATCGATTCATAGTTTAACAGCCGACTCGAACCGTCCGCGCGCCAGGCCCGCACCAGTAGCCAGTAATGACCTTTACCGCGGTCAATGGTGGCAAAGCGGATATATTCGTTGTCGATCAGAGTTCCTTTAACCTCGAAATCTTTAACCGAATAAGTACCGCTCAAACGTATCATCGCCCGCTCGGCTTTTGCGTCCCGGTAATCGCCCGGCCGGCACGCCGTCTCGTGCCAGAAGACTTTCAAAGGTTCGCGGTCGCCGATCTCACTGGCCGCACATGCCTTGATCCACTCTGAAATTATATCGCGCCAGCTTACCCAGACCGGCAGAATAGCGTTCCAAGTCCAGGAACGCTCACCGGGATCCGCGTCTTGGTTGTGCGGTACCCATTCCCCGTGCGTGTTCAGCCAGTGCCGGTCAGCCGGCACATCACGCCATTTATGCCCGCAACCGGCATTCGGGCATTCGTACCAGATATCCCGGATTGCCAACCCGGTCGCATCGTAACGCATAAAGTCCCAATCCAATGGATGGGCCTCGTGACAATCCGGGCACCGGACGTGCCAATACCGCTGGTCACCTTCATTGAAGGCCCGGTCAATCGAGTCATCCTCGGTTTTGGGCGTACTCATCCGCCAGACCTTACTGTCCCATTTGCTCCGGACGCGTTTAAGCGCCTTGGCTACCGCACCTTTGCGCATATCCTTTTCCTCGTCCAGGAACAGGTACCGGATCGGTTTGCCGCTGACCTTGCTTGGGCTCCCGGCCCCGGTCAGGATCAAAGGTGCGCTCACAAAATGCATTTCAAGGTTTGTAAACATCCCGCGTGCGCTCCGAAGCGCCTGGACCGGCTCACAAGCCGCAAGCGATTCCTGCAGCCTGGTTTCACTGAATGTCTTGGCCTCGTCAATCGCCGGCATCACCCACAGGAACGGCCCGGGATCCTCGCAGATACTCCACAATGCCAGAATCATCCCGGTCTGGGTCTTAGCACTCTGCGCCGAGCACCGGCACACACCGGTTTTAACCAGCGGATCGGCAAACGACAGCATCACGTCGGCCAGCCACGGCGCCCGATCCAGGCGCCACCGACCCTGGTACGTACTAGAGCTGTCGAAGTAGAAATACCGTTCCGCCCATTGGATCGGGTTTAAGAACACTTGTCCCCCTTTGAAAAAAGTTTAAAGTTTCAAGTTAACCGGTCGTAAAGCTTCCAATCATGAAACTATTTATATCTATACTAATTTTCGCTTGCGCGACCAGCTTGATTAAAGCCGAAACTCTTGACGAACATTTCGGCCTTGCGCCGGGTCAGCTTACGCCTGCCAACGTCCGGGAATTAACCGGCTACTCTACCATGCTGGCGGCATATCATGCCTGGCAAATGAGCCTGGATATGGACCAACGCGAAAAAGAAGTCCAGGCTGACAAAGACGCCTACAACAAGTATCTGCTGGCTTATTGGCAGAAGTGTAAAGCCGAGACAAAGGCTCGGGAGATGGCCGAAGCAGCAGCAAAGCAAGCCGAAATTGATAAAGCGCGAACCCAATCGCATACCTGGGTTACGGTGTACGGGCCTCATGGTGATACCAGTATCCGCTATGACGGTCAGGGAAATCCGACCGACCGTATAGACAGCACTTACGGCATTAACCGGTCACAGAGCACTTATCACGATCTGGAGCAAAAAAACAAATGAATGGACATGGCGGATCCCGAGCAGGTTCCGGCCGTAAAGCCAGTAACCGCATCACCGTCACCTTGCGCCTGTCACCCGAAACCATTGCCCGTTTGAAAACCCGATCTGGCGAGCTCGATGTGACGATGAGTGATCTGGTTGAAAAAAGATTGAAGAATCTTTAGGATACTGGCCGATAAACTTGCTCACTTGCTCGCCTCCCTCAAGTCGGTGATCAGATCAATCTGGCCCGCAAACGACCAGTCGGTGGGCAGGCTTATGCCAGAAGCGCCAGATCGCATTCCTTTGGCGTTATGCTCCAGCGCATCCGCCGCACGCGCGCATAGCTCCTGCAATTCCAGTATTTCGCCATGCATCATGTTGTTATCGATCTGGCAAAGCCCCAGTTGCTCCTGCAGATCAGCTAGAAACTGGCTTTCCGCGTCCATGCTACTCGGCAGCCTCCCGCAGTTCGGTGATCAGCTTCAATCGCTCGATAACTGGCATATAACTGTCGGTCGCATCAAGCTCCAGCGCATCCGCCGCACGCTTACACAAGGAAATCAACTCGTTCAGATCGCGAGAATCCTCGACCCAGTGGCGTTTGAGGGTTTCGATTTCGGTTTTGAGCCTTTCGATCTCTAAATTGGCTTTTTCCAAATCCGCGTACACTAGGTCCAGTTCATCGGGTTCATCCGGCGGATCGAGATTCAAATTTGCTTCGTGTCCAGTTGGATCAATCATTTGTTTGGCTCCTCCAGAGTCGCTACCTCAGTACGGAATTCTTCCCGGATTGCATGTAACGCCCAAGCCGGCAACTCAATTTTTGCCTCCCGAGCTTTTGCGAATATTGCCTTGGTGATCTCCCCGAACGTTTCCTCGGCCTTGGCCTTGAACGCCCTTGGATCGCCCGTAACCTGCATCAGGTCCGGTGTGCAACTACTCAACCACATCCGCCAGCCCAGCCTGAACCAGCGCGCCACCGCCGCAGCCCCTTTCTCAGCATCGCCACGGGCAATCAGTTGCCCACTATCCCGCATCGCAAGCTCAACCTGGCGCTCGTACTCGAGCAACGTCTGGGTGATCCGCTTGTAATCGCTCAACGCGTAACTGATCAGATCGTTGCGGCCCTTGGCTAAGGCTTCCAGTTGCCGGGAGTAAAAGATCGATTCCAAACCCTGCAACCGTTTCAAAGCCGCCGCAGCTCCCTCGCCGGCCGGCGACGGAAGATTCTGGATCAAGTCGAAGTTCAACATTCCGGCCTGATCCTGGCGTTTGCCGTTAAGCGCTTCTTCAGCAGTCTTAACAGGCTTTCCCGCCCGGCGATTGCGGATCTTTTCATCCCGGAAAGCCAATACCTCGCCTGGATCAGAAATATCACAGCCTTGCGAACGCCATTTTTGCACCGTCGTCTTTGAGACCCCAAAAAGATTCATCACCGAATCAATTTTTCGGCCTTCGACAGTTTTTGGTCGTCCCAAGACTGCTTTTGACATAAACTATTTAAAGCCAGCGGGTTTTTACGCCCTAAATGTGAAGATTTATTTCAGCGGACACTGGTTTTTCTTTGTCGCATTGCAAAAATAGATTTCTTATCGGGGTATCCGTGCTTTGCCATGATGCGCAATACCTGGACAGCTCTGGTATCGATCGGAGTTTATCACTGGATTGATGCCCTTTCATAAGTACCTACAAATCAAGGCGCATGGTAAACCGATTGTCTAACTTTTATAAACGGTTGTTGTAACCGACCGGGTTAGGTTTAAAGCCGGCTCTGGTGCGCAATTGGTTGATACATTTTGAGATAGCCATTTTAGTCAGGCCGTACTGGCAGGCAATCTCGGCTTCGGTTAACTCCAGAAAATCGCTTGAGGGCAACTTGAGAGCCATACTGATCTGGTACCAGTCACGGGACGGGTGCCGGGATTGGATCATGATCTGGTCAATCACGTGCAGGAGACACATGAGGCGTTGCGCGGCCAGGCGATATTCGTTTGGGGAAGCGTTATTGGTATCGTCGTCAAGGGGAAAATCGAATTGAACGCTCGGTTCGGGAATCCAATGACGGCAAGGATCGATAGGCATTGTGGCAATGCAATATGTATTCAATCGGGAAGAGTTTTTCCATTGATTTTCTTTTGGCGAAGGACTGCTTCGAACTGGTTCCAGAGCGCCTGGGCCTGGTAGCCGAGCTCAGCTGCGTCGGCCATACCCTGGACCGGGTCGGCCCGGCGGATTGCTTCCCGGACCCGTTCAAGATAGAACCTGGCGCGGTCGAAACGGCGCGTGACTTTCTTATTCACGGTAACTGGGAAAGCAGGACTTTGGTGTGGCGTTCGCGCCATTTGATCTCGGCGTTAATGAGATTGGCTTCCTTTTTCAGTTTACTGTTGTCGGAGCGGTCTTTTTCCTGGAGGACGAGAACCAGGTGCGCCAGGAACTCCAGGTGTGCCAGTGGCAACTGGGTGTACTCGTTATGTTCGTGATCTCTCATCTTTTTCAGCTTCCTTGTTACTTTTTAAGCTTGACACCAAAACCTACGAAGTGGTGTTCTAAAGGAGGTTGTTATTCAAAAAGCGTCCGCGCCTAGACGGCGCTTTTTGAAACCTCCCTTTTGAGCCCACTTCTGCATAGGGAACGTAATTATTAGGTTCACATTCGGTTCAAAATTCACTTTTGAACCATTCTGAACTTCGACACATAGTTTGAAGTGAGGAAATAAGAGTCGTCGGTACTTTGCGCGATGTACCCGAGTTCCTGTGCTTCTTTAAGCCGGCGTCCAAACGTTGATTTTTTGACTTCTGCAGCTTCAGCTCGGCGTTTCAGGTGCGCCCAGGTGATGTACTCATCACTCTCGAGTAACTTGCACAAAGATTCGGCACTGAAAGCTTGTGGCCGGCCGACCCTGAGAATTTTCAGCCGTTCCGGATCCTTAGCTTCCGCTAATCTGAACCGTGGCGCCTCGAACTCGACTACAAACGATTCCTGGTGCGGCCAGTGTCGCAGGTCGGTAGTAACGGTGTAGCATTTTTCATCTTCGTGCTCTCGGAAAGTGACACAAGCATCGGGTGCACGGCCCCAGACGCCCGAGCCGCTGAACGCGTCGATGGCGCGTTTATCACTTTGGTTGCCTTTGGAAAAATGCTGCAACAGATCAACGCCAGTATTGAGTTTTTTAGCTACTTGCAGAGCGCGATTCATTAAATCGATAACGACGCCTGAATCCGATTCGCTTAAACCGCTCCCGGCCAGCATGCGGTAGGTTGGGTCAAAGGAGATAGCGATGTACTTGTCCGGCTCGATCCAGTCGGCCAGGTGCAAAAAGTCGTCTAAGCGGAAATTGACACCGCGAAGTGAAAGAACATCGATATTGTCCAGTGTTCCGTACTCGTAGGAATCGCGGATTTGTTCGAACCGTTTGCGGATTTCGAAATCGAACAGTTCAAGGTCAATATGCAGAACCGGACCTTTGGTGATATACGGCCAGGTGAGCCAGCCCAGGCCGTTACTGATACAGAACATGAGATCCATTTGAGCCCAGCTTTTCCAACTTTTGGAGTGACCGCCTAGAAGCAAAACTTCCTGTTGCCGCCAGAGGTTTCGGACGATGACAGGAGGCGCATTCACGGTGAGTTCGTTAATCTTCGTAATTGCCAGCCAGGACGGTTTTTCGCCGTTGGAACTGTTTTGGGATTGTTTATAGAGTTCTTCGAGGTGCCTGATATCGTCCATTGCCAGTCACCACTAGGTTTAAGGTTTTGGGGAGAGTTTGAACTTGATGATTTCGCGCTGTTTCTCATCAAAGCTATGATGGAGCGTTGCGTACCAGGTGCGCCCGAGCAGAACGGTTTTACCGACATAATCCGGATCGGAAAATTTCGTTTTCTTCGGTACCGGATTAAAAGTGATGCGGATCGATTCGAGGCCCTTTTCGAACCGGCCGCGTTCGACTTCTTCGCTAAGGATTCGGTACCAAAATGCATGTTCAGCTTGGAATAGGGCCTGGATATCGTCTGGCGAAAGTCCCGCTCCTTTAAGTTTTAAAGCTTCCTCGGCAATTTCCAGGATGCGCCTGACGCGTTCATCCGGATCGGAAGGAAGCAAGTCCATTTGCTATCTTTCATTTGGTAAACCGCACAAAGCGCAAGAGCAGAGCCGTGGCGATCAGCCACAACACAATGAAGAGGTAGAGCATCAGAAGGGGATATCGTTAGGTTCAGGCCGCAGATCGGGTCGCGGTTTATAGGGTTTAGCTGTCGGAACGGCAGCCGGCGGCGGAGGCGATTTTCGTTCGTGGACCATATTGGTTGCCGGGTCCAGGTATTCGCTCACCTTGTTACGTTCGCGGCCTTCCCATTGCTCGACACAGACAAAAACGAGTCCTTTCCGCTGGATACAATCGTCAGCTTCCAGGGAAGCGTCCGAACCCGGTTTCCCGAGTTTCTCGCCGGTCGCGATCCTGAACTGGTCAATTTTCCAATAAGCATTCGGGACAAAAACCAGGTGATCAATGAG